CGTTCACTCTTACTACAACCCGCTCGGCGTCTGATAGGAGGGCTGATCAATGGCAATTTCACGCGCACAGGCTCTCAAAGAACTTCTACCCGGTCTGAACGCTTTGTTTGGTCTGGAATATAAGAAGTACGAGAATGAACACGCCGAAATCTACGATGTAGAAAACTCTGACCGTTCCTTTGAGGAAGAAGTCAAGTTGTCTGGCTTTGGCGCAGCACCCGTCAAAAATGAAGGTGCAGCTATCGTCTATGATAACGCGCAGGAATCGTTCACTGCCCGTTATACCCACGAAACTGTTGCTATGGGTTTCGCCATCACTGAAGAAGCGATGGAAGACAACCTGTATGACTCGCTGTCTGCACGCTACACCAAGGCTCTGGCCCGTGGTATGGCGTACACCAAGCAAGTTAAAGCTGCATCGTTGCTGAACAACGGTTTCACCACTTTCAACTCTGGCGACAACGTAACCCTGTTCAACACTGCACACCCCACAGTGTCTGGTGCAACGAACAACAACCGCCCCACCACTGACGTTGACTTGAACGAGACCGCTCTCGAACAGGCAGTCATCGACATCGCTGCATTCAAAGATGAACGTGGTCTGTTGATTGCTGGCCGTCCGCGCAAGCTGATCGTTCCGCCTTCGTTGATGTTTGTGGCTACCCGTTTGTTGCAGACCGACCTTCGCGTTGGCACGGCTGACAACGACATCAACGCTCTGCGTACCAACGGGTCGATCCCCGAAGGCTACCGTGTCAATCACTACCTGACTGACACTGACGCATGGTTCCTGACCACTGACATTCCTAATGGCATGAAGCACTTCAATCGCGTGGCTATGTCCACGTCAATGGACGGGGACTTCGACACTGGTAACGTCCGTTATAAGGCCCGTGAGCGTTACAGCTTTGGCGTGTCTGACCCACTTGGCATCTACGGTTCGCCCGGTGCTTAATCTGAAAGTTCTATTGAACTGATTGAAGGGGTCGTGAAAGCGACCCTTTCTTTTTTTTCTATGTGAGCGTAAACTATGCCAGTTAATACTGGGTCTAACTGCCACCCTGACCGCGCCCAGCGGACCTTGCACAGACAGAGTGGCTTATTGTGCAAAGGAACCCAAAATGGGTAAGACTACTTTCTCTGGTCCAGTTCGCGCTGGCAGCATCTATGATACCACTGGAACAACCCTTGGGACCAACGTCCGAAATGTTGGAAATATGGTCATGGTTCAAACCGTTCCAATCACACAAGCTGGTACTACAACTGCTCTTGGTACTCAAATTGTGCTTCCTGCCAACAGCCACATCCTGAACATTCAGGTTCTTGCAACCACGGCTTGGGATACCACAAATACCATGAGTCTTGGTACTAGCGCCACCGCAACTGAACTTGCAGCGGCAACAGCAATTACTCAAGGTTTGATCAGCTTTACTCCGGGCGCAAACGCTACCCGTGTTGGAAACTGGGATGATATTGGAACCAATGATATCCGTGTGTGGGCATTATCAACCAACACTGGAGTCGGCGTTGGAACCTTGACGGTTCGCTACATCCAAGCTCAGGACTATGCAATCTAACATAAAACGGCCCCCAAGTGGGGCCGTATCCACAATCTTCTAGGAGAAGAAAATGTCTGGTTGGACTCTTGTAGAACCAAATACTGGAAAATCACTGCCAAGCAATGGGGTCGCAGGGTCTGGCGTTGGCGGTGCGGCAATGATTGCACCATCTCCGGGGTCGCAAGATCCTGTTGGAAAAATGCGTGTATCTACGCCACGGTCACTGATTGATACCGACTTTGAATATGGTCAGCAGCCCACCAAGTGGGAGTCCATTGGATTGGCTAACAACCGCCAAAGTACTTACTATATCCCACAAGCAGCCCGCGCTGTTACTGGAGTTACTGGTGACGGTACGCGCACTGTTGTTGTGGCTATGGCAAATACTTCTGGCTTTTCTGTTGGATCGCCTATTTTTGTTCAGAACTCCCTGAACCCTACTGCAAATGGCTGGTATTATGTCACTGCCGTCAGTGCAAACGTGAGCGTTTCATACATTGCTCCATCCAACGTACCCGCTGGTAACTGGTTTGCATCAGAATATACCTTTGTTTATCTGGGGTACTTCTACTCCGGCTGCGGTATTGACCTGACGGGAACAACAGCCTTTACCTATTCTGGTACGACCATTACTTGCACAACCACTGGCCCACATGGTCTTGGCGTTGGTTCTTTAATCTATGTAATTGGCCTTACTGGAGCCACTACGCCTCCCAATGGCGCATGGATTGTCACGACTGTACCAACGAACAACAGCTTCACATATGAAGCAGTAACTGCCCCAACCTCTACTGCAATTGCCAACACGGCTGGACAGACAAACCTATTTGTTCGTAATGCCGGAGGTGTAGAGTCGCGTCCATTTGATGGCGGTGTGGCTTTTTCGGCTGGTTCAAACCAACCCAATGCCCAGCAAATCCGTCAGACACGCCGTTACTTCCGATATCAATCTGGTAAGAGCATTCAGTTCTCAACTGGAAGCAGCTTAAAGCCAGCACTGTTTGTATCGTCCATTACTTCTTCTGGAACCACAGTCACTGTGACTACGCTATATGCACATAATATGAGTGCTGGTGCGCGTATCGTTGTGTCTGGATGCACGCAGAGTGAATACAACGGAAACTATGCTGTAGTATCCGCCCCTACAGCAACAACTCTGACCTATACGGCAGATAAAGCACCTACAGTTAGCCCAGCAACTGGCTTTCCGATCCGTGTTTCTCCGTTCTCATGGTATGGGTCTTCCAATCGTATTGGTTTCTTTGACCAGCAAAACGGCCTGTTTTTTGAGTATGATGGTCAGACTCTTTATGCTGTATGGCGCAATAGCGTTTTGCAGATTCAGGGATCTGTGAACGTCACAAACGGCTCTGCGACTGTTACCGGGACGGGTACACAGTTTGCAACTGGTGGTTCTCTGAACCCCGGAGACTTTGTGGTAATCCGTGGTCAATCATATCGGATCATTAACATTGTTTCTGACACTGTCATGTATGTTTCGCCAGAATACCGTGGTGCTGCATCAACCAATGCAATCATGTCAAAGACTGTGGATACCCGTATCCCTCAGTCTCAATGGTCTGACAAATTAGATGGCACAGGCCCATCTGGATATACGCTAGATCTGACCCGGATGCAGATGTGGTACATTGACTACTCTTGGTATGGCGCTGGTTTTGCCCGTTTTGGTATGCGTACCACTAACGGATCTATTGCCTTTGTGTACCAGTTTACCAACAACAACGTGCAATATGAAGCTTATATGCGCTCTGGAAATATGTGCGCTCACTATGAGTCCAGCGGCATTGGCGGGATTGCCAAGACTACAGCAACTCTTGCCAGCGCAACCACCACGGGCGGTGTGATCAACGTCAACAACACTGATGGGTTTGCTCCATCTGGTCTTGTTAAAGTTTCTAATGCTGCCGCAACTGGTTCAGTAGAATACATCACCTACTCAGCCAAGACGGCTACTACACTGACTATTGCTGCCCGCGCACAGACAGGCGGAGCCGCTTCAGCCCAGACCTTTACATACAGTGCATCAGCACCTGTAGCAGTAGAGTTTGCAGCACCAGATACCCTTGCGTCCATCTCTCACTGGGGTTCTTCGGTGATCATGGATGGCGGGTTTGATGACGATAAGTCGCTGATCTTCAACTATGGTATGACCACGGCTATCACCACGACAGCAACTACCCCAGTTGTTTTGGCTGCAATTCGGATTGCCCCTTCGGTAGATAACAATACCATTGGCTTGTTGGGCGCTCGTGCCATCATCAACCGTATGCAGCTTCAGCTAGACTCTCTGGGTCTGTATACTACTGGTACAGGCTACCTAATCAACCTTGTGTTGAATGGGGTTACAGGCGGCACGGCTTTCACTGGTGGCTTTGTAGCACCAATTCAACAAGCTGGAGGCATTACGTCATCTCTGGCGCAAGTAGCTCTAAACACCAGCCTTTTAACTACGATCTCAGGTGGTGAGTCCGTGTTTGCTGGATACACCAATACCTCTGGTGCAACCACATTGGACCTGTCTGGTGTGCGTGATCTTGGCAACTCCATCCTTGGCGGCGGAACTACCAACACTATTCCGGCGACTCAAGCTGGTTTCTACCCTGATGGTCCCGATATCCTCTATGTGGTTGCTGTTCCATTGACTTCAACAAGCTCCACCATTTTGGCGCGTATTGGTTGGAAAGAGGCTCAGGCATAAGATGGCAAAGACTCCTGCTTGGACACGCAAGGAAGGAAAGAACCCTGCTGGCGGTCTTAATGCCAAGGGTCGCGCATCATACAACAAGGCCAATCCCGGTAAGCCGGGGTTGAAGGCTCCACAGCCTGAAGGCGGATCTCGCAAGGCTTCTTTTTGTGCTAGAATGACAGGTATGAAGAAGAAGCTTACAAGTGCAAAGACGGCTAATGATCCCAATAGCCGCATCAACAAAAGCCTGAAGGCTTGGAAGTGTTGAGGATATGATATGCCGTTGAATGCTAAAGGCAAAGAGATCAAGGCATCTATGGAAAAGCAGTATGGTAAAGACAAGGGAGACCGTGTCTTCTATGCTTCTGAGAACAAAGGCACGATCAAGGGTGTGACTGCCACCAAGAAGAAGGGGAAGAAGTGATGCCTATTGGTCGTATGTCCATGACAAAAGAGATGTTTGGTAATCGTACCAAAAAAATGTCTACTGGTGGTAGTGTTGCTCCCGGAGATGGTGGAAAAGAAACCACCAGCAAGGCCCTGAAGACTGCTGAAACACCAGCCATGAAGAAGGGCGGAAAAGTTCAGTCGAACTTTATTGCATCCGCCATCAAGAAGCCGGGTTCTCTTCGCAAGTCCTTGGGCGTCAAGAAGGGTGAAAACATTCCAGCAGCAACCCTTTCTGCCGCAGCTAAGAAGCCGGGAAAGATGGGTCAACGCGCCCGCTTTGCTGAGACCCTCAAGAAGATGAAGTGAGATTACTATGACGGTTATAGTGCCAGACCTACCAGAACTGTTTGAGGAAGCCTTTGAAAGGGCTGGCCTTGAAATGCGGTCCGGCTATGACCTTAAAACAGCCCGCCGTAGCCTCAACATTATGACGCTAGAGTGGGCCAACCGTGGCCTAAATCTCTTCACCATTGAATCAGGCACACAGGCGCTGACCGCTGGAACAAAAACTTATACGATGCCGACAGGCACAATTGATCTGATTGAGCATCAGCTTCGTACAGGTAGTGGGACATCTCAGACCGACACATACCTTGAGCGTGTGTCCGTCTCTAACTACGCACAGTTGACCAACAAGGAGACCACTGGTCGCCCC